TTTTATGTTGGTTCATCAACTGCGTGCAGAATATGAGTCTATATTAGTAGGAAGAAATACGCTATTAACCGATAATCCTCGCTTAGATGTACGCCTGTGGAGTGGAAAAAATCCCTATCGTTTGGTGCTGACCCATCATGCTGAAGAAGTTCCCGAAGGTTTTCAAGCATTCGATAATATTGATGATATGTTTGCACATTTGCGCGAACAACAATGTCAAAGCCTGATGGTAGAAGGGGGTGCAGCCACTCTTGAAGGCTTCATTAAACGAGGTCTTTGGGACGAAATTCATGTTGAAACGGCTCCTTTTATGGTCAACGAGGGTATTTCTGCACCTTGTTTACCTGCCGATGCACAGCTTGTACGTCAACAAACTATTGACGGGAACGTCATCTCTTGGTATCAGAAACGTTAAAGGCTGCCATTATATAGCAGCCTTTAACATATATCAAACGGAATAAGGTTTATACAAATTTCTTTATTATTTTCGTAAATTCTTATTCCTAAAAAGCTTTTACTTCATCTTTACTTATTCGCATTTTCAATGTTCTTCTTGTAGTTGGTAAGTTAATGTAATGACTTCACCGGCGAAGTTCATTGCGTCCTTATCGCTTACAGTATTGAGTTGTTCGTCTGTGAGTTCGTACACCTCAGTTAAGATGAAACGCATAATGTCACGACTACGTACAATAGATGCGACTTGATCATCAACATCTACTGGACAATACACGAAGTCTAGGCCGGCTTTGATTAATGCATCACGTTCAGTCCATGTAAGGGCTCTTGGTTTTAATTCATTACCTTGAATATTCATAGTTACCTCCTAATGAGTTAGATTAGTAAGATGTTTGGCTGTTAACCAATTCAAATACTACTGCAGATTGACCGGCATCATCGCCATAATATGCTTTGAATGGAAGTTCGATATTAACGCCTTTAGGACCATCGATACCAGGAGAGTTACGTTCGTAAATCAATTCCGGTAACTTAATGACCAAGGAATTGGTACCTTTAGTAAGAGTTAATTCCAAGCTAGATTCAGTACCATTTACTGCCTTGTTCAATAAGTCCATATTTTGGAAGAAAGCTTTAATAGTACCGGATACACCGATAATACCTGTATCAATATAAGTACGGAAGCCTTTACCACCGATAGCATAAGAGTCACCATCTAAGCCAAAGTCAATATCAAGACTCATGGACAATACATTCGCTACCGTAACGCCACCTTCTTTTATGGTGGCTTCGAGATTTTCGAATGGAGTAAAGACAATAGACTTAGGTGCAGTATCGAAGGGCACCGCCGCCATAGTTTCTTTACAACCCATTACATCGATAGATGCAGTTAATTCAGAGTCACCACCGAAGTTTAAGGACATTTTATTCATGCGTACGCCACTGAATTGTTGGTAAGTACTAATGTCCTTGTAACCTTGTTCAAAGGTAGCAGATGGCATATCTGGGCCAATTTTAAATACGTGTTTCTTACCGGAGCCTTGTGCTGTTGTAGTTGGAGCACCAAAGCCTAGCTTTAACCAATAGCCAAAGCCCAATACATCAACTGGTGGAACAATGCTACCGGATGTATCGATATTACCGCGACTAGGTGCCGCAGGATTACGTGTACCTCGAATAACAGAGGAGTCATTCAAGTTTTGGCTAGCCTTTAAGGAAGAACTGATGATAGGCATTACCACACCACCAGTAGATGGTGTAGTACCAAAGTCAGTTTCAAAGGCCATTGTAAGAGAAGATTGTGCACCTTGTGCACGTTTAGCTACTGCCATGTTTATCCTCCTAATATTCAACATTACCGCCAATTACATGCGGTATTTCTATAGTGAGTGTGGCTTTACCCGGATACACCGGACGCCACGAGATATTGTCTGTTTCATAGTCAATGTTAATGACAGGATAGTTAGGGTTAACTGCCATGATACATTCGATGAGTAATTGGCCAAGTTCATCGCACTCGAACGCACCTGTGTATTTCACTACACGTCCTTCGCGTTCTGCCTCAACTCGTACTATTCCCCATACAAGTTGTAGGGTGTAAGAGTAGGAACTAGCCAAACCCTCGGACTTGTTATCCATCATGATGATCACACACGGACAATCCTCTTCAAGAGGTGCGCCGGCGTCATCATAACCGATGTAAATAGTTAAGTCTTTTCCGAAATGCTCCATGCAGTAGTCGGTAATCTTCTGATTATCCTTAACCGCTTCTGCCCATCTGTTAGCAATGACCGCTAGTGGAATAGTTTGCATTGCTACCTCACTTTATATGCTCGTCTACTAGATGCGAATTGAGTGCTTTTGCCTAGTGCATATTCACCGATTTTAGCTTCAAGGTAAGGTACCAACTTAGGCTGTAAGGCTGTTTTCATCGGACCAAACGTTTTACGAGGTTTAATCCTAAATGATGTTTTACCTTTAGCAAGTTGAAAGCCACCGGCAAATAATGTCCTACGCATTGGCTCTGTGATTTGTTTCGTGTAACCACGCTCAATCTGTTCGCCTAATCGTTTAGCAGACGATGATAACCACCCTACTTTTACCGATTGCGACCTGGCGTCATATTGGTACCCAACTGCTCGGAACATTTTACCGAGTGGTGTGTATCCGACAGTGGTTTCTTTTACGCCACCGGCTATAAGTTGAGCTCGGGATTTAAGCCCCCAACTTTCCTTATACGCCTTACCGCCATCTTGATAGGCACGCCTTACTTTAGCTCCAAACGCTGCCTCAAATTGAGCCCTCATTGTAGGTGGCATGAAGTTAGCATATTTATGGCCACCAGGTGAGCCGGATTTAATTCCGGCCTTGATTTCCTTCTGCATCATCCAACCAACTGACTTCATAGCTTTCCTTGTCCAGTCCGGTTTAGTCTTAGCTATAAACTCAAGATACGGTGTAGCAGTGTCAGTAATGGTAATTGGTGAATTACTCATGGTCTTACCGTCCTAACGTTGGCCACAATTTCAAGACAGTGCATTTTAGCGTCGCTATCAGAGATATGATCCACATACCACTTCTTACCATTGATGTAGATTACATCTTTAGTCTTAGGTAGTGGCACGTCCTTAGTTCTAACCCATACCTTAGCTTTATCAGCTAAGCCAGTTACGAACCCAGAACCTTTACCATCATACTCACCGATTTCTACACTAGCCTTAATCTGCTTACCTTCATATGTTATTTTTTCGCCAAATACATCAAGCAAGGCGCTTTCATCATAGGTCAGCATATGTTATACCTCGTAGAGTGAATGCGGCCCGTGTGGACCGCATTTCATTAAAAATACAATAGTTAGTTTTTCAACATTACTGTAACAGTATCTTGAGTTGCAGTCTTAGGTTCTACTGCAATACCCAATGGTTTACCACCAGTTTTAGCAGCTTTACCAGAAGCGAAGTTTACTGCATCACCTACAGCGTATGTATCAGATTTATTAGCATCTACTTTGAATACGCCAGTTACTTTTAACGCACCCATTTCATCTTTCTTGATATCTGTTACTGCTACACCATGAAGTGCACCGGCTTCTACAATGTCGCCGGCTTTTACATCTGCTGTTGCCACATAATTGATGCGGTCTGTTTCATATACGAATTTTGCCATATGTATTTACCCCCTAATTATTTACCTGCGTTTTTGAATACACCACGGAAGTCAAGAGCACTTACGCCACAGTCAAATGCTACTTTGTATTCGATACCGTCTACATCGAAGCCTTGGCGAGTTTCAAGACGTGGAGTCTCAACGCCATTCAAGTAAGTTACTTCAATAGTGTCATGTTGAGATGCGTCAGCTACTAAGTACCATGCATCTGGATCAGTTAATTCAGCATCTGCTACAACTACGAAGCGACCTTTGTAAGGGTTAACTACACCGGAGTTTACACCGTCTACTGCAGCAGTAGAGTTAACGATTTGGTATGCAGTCATTTCAAGTTCTGGAGGAACTACCAAGTATTTAGGTGTAATGTTAAGAGTAGCATCACCAGTAATACCTTTTTGACGGCGCATAGCAGTAATTGCTTTTGCGATTGCTTTAACGGATAATGCTTCACCTGTACCTGCAACGTTACCATGTTTGTTGTCAAACAATGCTACGCCGTCTTGCATTTTAACGTTACCAGTTAATTGCGCATACACCATTTTGTTTACTAAGCGCTTAGCAGCGGAACCGTATTTAGTAGCAATTTTGGAGAACAAGCCCAAGTCATCATTAATGATTGCTTGACGAGTTAAGCTGAACAATTTACCATAAGTAGCCACTTTAGTACGAGCAGATGCTTCGCCTAAGAAGTCTTGTTGGAATTGGCCACCTTCTGGAACTAATTCAAGGTTACCTGCTTCGGACAATGCTACGCGTGCAGCTTCTTTGAAGTCACGGTTAGAGCCTTTACCCGCCCAAATTTGGTAAGTAGTTTCAGCTTCATTGAAGCCTACCATTACAGATTTGTTAGCGAGGTTAGCCATGATAGCAGGGAATGTGGATGTAGAATTAATAGCTTGACGAGCCAATTCCATGTTATCGCCGAAGTTAGCTTGCAAGCCTTCGCGTTGAAGTGCTTCACGTGCCAACTCAACCATAGAGTGACCACGTAATTCTTGTGCACCTGGTGCAGCATCTGCTACAGGGATACCTGCTGCCATCAATACTGCGTCTTGAGCTGCTGCACGGAACTT